AACAACTGTAGGCATGAACATATAAGATTCCTCTACAGAATAATCACTACGCATACGATATCTAGTTAAAGCTTTGGTTAAAGCTGTTTCATAATGAACAGGATCTAATTCTACGTCTACCATTCCTCCGCCGAGAAATGCATTTACATATTCAAATATTTCCTGTTTTTGCGTTGCTAAATCTGCCATAAAACTTCTCCAATAGTATTTATCGTTACGATAAATATGTATATGCCAAGACTATCATTATATAAACCAGAACGTGGTAAAGATTACGAATTCCTAGACAGACAAATCGAGGAAATGTTTGTTATCGGCGGAACTGATATTAACATACACAAATACTTAGGTCCTGTGAATCCTGATTCTGATCAAGCAACTGCTGCACAACCACAGTATGATGCTGTTAAAGAAACTAACATTCAAGATTTGCTCTTTTTAGAAAACAGAGATAGAAAATATGATCCAGATGTGTATTCACATAGAGCAATTTATAACGTACAAGATATAGATTTTGATCTTAGTCAATTTGGACTATTTTTAAGTAATGATACTCTTTTTATGACTGTTCATATACGTAGCATTGTAAAAACAATAGGGCGTAAACCAATGCCGGGCGATGTAATCGAATTGCCGCATCTCAAAGACGAATATGCACTTAATGATTATGATGTTGCATTAAAAAGATTTTACGTTATTGAAGATGTAAATAGAGCAGCGGAAGGATTTAGTCAAACATGGTACCCACATTTATATAGACTAAAATTAAAGCAAATTTACGATGGTAGAGAATATGCAGAAATATTAGACTTACCAGTTAGTGAAGATTCTGATGTTACACTAAGAGAAGTATTATCTACTTACGAAAAAGAAATGCAAATTAATAATGCTGTGGTACAACAAGCAGAAGCAGATGCACCATTGAGCGGATACGATACTACACATTTTTATACTATTGCCTATAACGAAGACGGTACTGTAGATTTAGAAACAGCTGATCAAACAACAGTTGATGCAAGTAATTTAACAAACACTGTAGACGAAGTTGCAGCAAATCCAGAAAGAAGTGCTTATAATGGTTATCTTGTTGGTGTAAACGATGCGCCGAATGGTGCTCCGTATGGTGCAGGAATACAGTTTCCTAGAGTTAATTATGAAGGTGATTACTTTTTAAGAACTGATTTTCTTCCTAATAGACTGTTCCGATATGACGGTGCTAAATGGCTGAAAGTAGAAGATAATGTAAGAATGACATTAACTAATAGCCTAGAGAGACAAACACAAAGACACAGTTTTGTAAATAACACAAACACAAGAGATATTGCCGGAGAGACTGTACCAGAAAGACAAAGTTTGTCCGAAGCATTAAGACCAAAGGCTGACAACTAATGCTATATTTTTACGATGGACAAGTAAGGCGATATATAAGCCAAATAATTAGAATGTTAAGTAACTTTTCTGTACAAGACGGCAAAGGCGGGTTAACAGAGATTCCTGTTATGTATGGTGATTTAACAAGACAGGTTGCAAACATTATTAGAGAAAATTCTGAAAATAAAATACCTAGTGCTCCTAGAATAAGTGTCTATGTAACAGGATTAGAATTAGAAAGAGATCGTATCCAAGATCCTAGTTTTGTTAAAAAAACAAATCTTATAGAAAGAGCATATGATGACGAAAATCAACAGTACCTTAACTATCAAGGAAAAAATTATACTGTTGAAAAATTAATGCCTATGCCTTATTTACTTAGAGTAAATGCAGATATATGGGCAAGTAGTACAGATCAAAAATTACAAATACTAGAACAAATATTAGTATTTTTTACACCTAGTCTAGAAATACAAACTACAGATAATTATATTGACTGGACTAGTCTTACAGTAGTAAATTTAGATAACATACAATGGAGCAATAGGAGTATACCAGTAGGAGTAGATAGTGAAATAGATGTTGCTACACTTACTTTTACTACTCCTATTTTCATTAGTACGCCAGCTAAAGTAAAACGATTAGGTGCAATAACTAACATTATTACAAGTATGTTTGACGAAACACAAGGTACTATAGATCTAGGTGAAGACCAAGCTACGCTAAACAGATGGGACGACTACGCAAAATCTGGTAGATTAACTAATGAATTTGGTGAAAGAGCCGAAACAGATATTGCTAGACATTCTGCAGATGTAAATGACGGGCAGTATGGCGTATACATTAGAGGCAATCAGGCACAGCTATATGGTAGAGGATCTATAGGCACTACAAGCTGGCGTGCAGTAATGGAAAATTTACCAGGAAGCTATATCGGCGGAGTGAGCAGAATCTATCTTACTAGCTTAGATACAGATGCAGTTTTAACTGGTACAATTGCTCTAAATGAATTAGACGAAACAATAATTATAGTTGATTGGGATGAGGATAGCTTTCCTGATGACGATATAATTACAGGTCCTACTGGTGATAGAACTAGTATAGATTACATTATAGACCCAAGGCGCAGAAATCCTTCTAACATTAAAACAACCGGTACAAGAGTTTTGTTATTAGATGATATAGGCAATGAAACTGCACTAGAATCAGCAGTTGCTTGGAAAAACACTGATGGTACACAATTAGTTGCAAGTGCGAATGACATTATAGAATGGACAGGCACTGCTTGGGAAATAATTTTTGATGCAAGCGAAATTGTCGAAGTAACTTATATTACTAATCTTAACACAGGACAACAGTATAGATTTAACAACGGCGAATGGTTAATAAGTGTAGAAGGTGATTATCCAGTTGGCACATGGAGAATCGACCTCAACGGCTAATTATTTTTATGAAGAAAATAATTTGCAGTGGAGCATTATTCTACGCCCTTGATACTAGACGATTTCTTTTTTTACATAGAAATAATGGTAAAAGAAAAAATTTGTGGGGATTAGTCGGTGGTACAAACGAAGATAAAGAAACACCATGGGAAGGCCTTCGCAGAGAAGTCGAAGAAGAGATAGGGTTTTTACCAGATATAATAAAAACAATGCCATTAGAAACTTTTATATCTAATGATGAATTATTTCACTATCACACTTATATTTGCATTGTTCAAAATGAATTTTTACCAAAATTAAATTTTGAACATAACGGATATGCTTGGGTAAGTTTTACAAAATGGCCAAGACCGTTACATGACGGAGTAAGAAATACACTTACAAGTAAAGTAAACCAAAAAAAACTTCAGACTGTATTTGAAGTTTTAGATTTATTATTAGAGAAAGACAATGGAAGCAAAGCAATTTAGAAATATAGGGTACATTTTGCATCAGTTAGATGATAGCGATATTTTATATACTGCAAATAAAATTCAAGAAATACAAAATAATTTTGACAATCATGAAGAAGCAAACTATGAGCTTATAGGTCAAATCGAAAGAGAATATATTTTAAATAATGATCCCCAGTGTATGCAAGAATTTTATAAAATATTAATGCCACTTGTAGACAAATTTGAAGAATCATTCGGTCCGTTAATTAGAGAGAAATCTCGTGTGTTGAATAGGGGAAATGTACAACTAAGATTATCTAGCTTGTGGACAAATTTTCAAAAGAAATATGAATTTAATCCTGCACATAATCATAATGGAGTATATTCTTTTGTTGTGTGGCATAAAATACCTTACAACATAGAAGACGAAAAACAAAACAGTCCAGGAAAAAATGCAAATAAAGTCCTAGCTGGTCATTTTGAATTTCAATTTATTAATAGCTTAGGAGATATATGGCAAGAAACATTGCCTGTCGACAAAAGCTGGAATAATACTATTTGTATTTTTCCTGCAGATATGATACACAGTGTGTATCCATTTTATACATCAGATGATTATAGGATTACAATCTCAGGAAATATCAGTTTGGAGGAGCAACGATGAACGATAAAGTAGAAAAATATTCTTGGGGATACGAAGCAGTTTGGGCTAATGCAGACGGATATGGTGCAAAACATATGATGTTTTTAAGAGCAGGAAACAAGACAGACATATTTTTCCAAAGAAAAACACATAAAAATTGGTTTGTTGCTTCAGGTAGTTTTTCGATAAAATGGATAGATACAACAGATGGCAAAGTATATGAATCAAAATTAGAAGAAGGTAGTGTGTTTGAAGTGCCGCCATTAAAACCTGTTTGTCTAGAAGCTTTGGTAGATAACAGTTCAATAACAGAAGTAAATAATGGTATATACGATAATGATAAATTTATTGTATATCCTAGCCATAACGTAGGTGTCTAATGTTAAACAAATTATCAAAATCTCAATATTTTCAAGATGAACTTGATATGTTCAATCTTCATATGGAAAAACTTCCTGATGAACAAAAATTAATAGCTACTAAAAAAATTAACGAACTTAAACAATTAGTCGAATATATTGATACAGGACACACACAAAAGGTTGCTTCACGGATTACGCCGTCATTAATGGATAATACTAGATCTCAAATAGTAGAACTTAGAAAAGAAATAGCAAAAATCTGCAACATTAAGATATAGTTATTGTGCCCCACATATTAATATGGAATTCACATTGATAGTAATATGTGCCTGTAGTTGTAGGTGTCCAGTATACTGATCCTAATGTTTCTCCTGCGTTTGTAACACCTACTGCTTGATTGCCTGTACCTGTTCCTTGTACAGTCTTGATGTAGAAAGGATGTCCTGGCGCATTAACAGAGAATTCAATATAATCGCCTACGTTAAATTCTAGAGACGGGTCATTACCATTTACACTTCCGCCTCTATCACTTCCGCTAAGAGTATAGTTTTGCGTATTATTAGCACTTACATTGATAACATAATCAGGTGCAACACTTGTATCAAGTATTGTAACATCTTCTGACAAGCTTCCGGTTGCATTACCTTCACTGTCTGTTGATGCTAGAGTAACAGTCATTGTCTCTGAACCTTCAGTTAATGAATCGTTTTCTATTGTAATACTGAATGTGCCTGTGTCTCCAGTAATATTAATTATACCTCCTAGAGTAGAAGCACTTATATCGTCAA